GCAACGGTTACTCAAAGGAAGAAATCGCGGTAATGATAAGGGACACCCCTTGTTTAAGAGGTTTAATTAGTGAAGCAAAGGCAAAGGATGGGACAAATACGTTATTAAGTAAACAATTTCCCGGCGGGACTCTTGGTTTGGTCGGTGCAAATTCACCTAGAGGATTTCGTAGGGTTAGTCGTCGTGTTGTTTTATTTGATGAGGTAGACGGCTATCCAAGTTCTGCGGGTTCGGAAGGCGACCCCATCAAGCTTGGCATCAAGAGAACAGATTTCTACTGGAATAGGAAAATCGTGGCAGGTAGCACACCAACCGATAAAGATTTTTCAGCCGTCGAAAAATTATGGAACCACTCAGACAAACGTTTTTACTTCTGCCCCTGTCCTGACTGTGGACATAAACAAGTATTGAAGTTTGAAAATTTTAGATGGACTGACGACGACCCAGAAACAACCCGTTACGCTTGCGAATCTTGCGGCGTGTTAATTCCTCATGAAAAGAAAAGGTGGATGGTAGAACGCGGGGAATGGAGGAAAACAGCGGAGGGTAATGGAAGACATGCAGGGTTTCATATATGGGCGGCTTATAGTTATTCACCTAATGCGAGCTGGCCGAAACTTATTGAGGAATGGTTGTCTTGTCAGGGTGATATTGAACAAGTAAAGACATATAAAAACACCGTTCAAGGCGAGTTGTTTAGTGATGAGTTTGAAAGAAAAGTTGGTGCTAGTTCGTTAATGCAAAGGGCAGCGAAAGAGACATATAAAAAAGGGATTCCGCCCAAAGAAGTTTTATTTTTAGTAGCTGGAATTGATACACAAGATGATCGATTAAGTTTGTCTGTTTGGGGAGTAGGTAGACCAAAAGAATCAGATAGTCATAACAGGCCGGAACAACTTTATTTAATTGATCGAATAGTTTTATATGGGAATCCGGGGCGCATGGACGTATGGAATCAATTAGATGATGTCTTGATGAATGCTTATAAGAATGAGGATGGGATTGAATTGAAGATACAAGCGGCGGCTATAGATAGTGGAGGGCATTTCACCGCCGAGGTCTACAGTTGGGCAAGAGATCGGGTCGCTTTGGGCGTGATGCCTATTAAGGGTGTGGATCGTTTAAAAGGTGATGTGATGTTAGGTAAACCGACGAAAGTTGAAACAGGTGCAAGGGGTCGGGTGTTAAAAAATAGCGTTCGTTTGTATAGCCTTGGTGTTAATAAAATCAAAACTTATTTACATAGACGATTAAGGGACGCGGAGCCGGGTGATGGCTATTTGCATTTTTACCCAACGATTACAGAGGATTATTTTGAAGAATTAACAGCAGAAAAAGAAGTAAGGAAATATAAAGCGGGGCGAATCCATGAAAGGGTATGGGTTAAAAAATCAGGGGCAAGAAATGAGGCATGGGATGAGCTTATTTATGCTTATTCTTGCGTATTAAAGATCTATCAAACCCATAATCGGCGTTCAATGTGGGATAACTACGCTAAAAAGCTCTTAAATCCAACTAATTCAAGTGACAAAAAGACGCTAAACTCTAAACATGCTTCGTCTAAGCAGGCGAATTTTGTTAATCAATGGTAAAACCTAATGCCTATTCCAAGTTTATTTAGGGCGGGTGATACGGTGCGTTGGAGAGATCCGGCGGGGGTTAATTGGCTAAATGAGTCAGTAACTAACACCGATTACGCTTGTAAATATTATCTAAGAGCTAATGCAAGCGGAGAAGCAAAGGAAATTGTAGGGACTGATTACGGTAACGGCTGGGAATTTGTTATTACATCGGCTTCTACATCTACTATGGATGCAGGGGATTGGTGGTTTCAGGCAAGAGCTACAAAAACAGGTGATGAGATAACGCTATATGAAGGACAAATAGAAGTAAAAGCACAATTAACCTATGAAGGCAGCCCCGGAAGTTACGACGGACGCACTCAGGCACAAAAAGATTTAGATGCTGTTACCGCTGCAATAAGAGCGATTATTAGTGATAAGGCTGCAAGTTATACAATCGGAAATCGGACGTTCACAAGGTTGTCATTAAATGATTTAAGGATGAGAGAAAGTCAATTAAAAGCTGAAGTAGTAAGAGAGCGTAAAGCAAACATGATTGCTAATGGTTTGGGCAATCCACATAACCTCTTTGTTCGTTTCTAGTCATGGCATTTTTAGGACTCCCACTTTCTGACGTTTTAAAGTCAACCCCTGAGCAAGAAGTTAAGCCACTAACTAAAAAAGGGCGGCGAATGTATGCAGGGGCGCAAACGACGAGATTAAATTCAAATTGGATTGCTGGCAATTCATCGGCTGACGCTGAGATAAAAGGAAGCCTTAAACAACTAAGGCAAAGATCACGCCAAGTTTGCAGAGATAATCCCTACGGACGGCAAGCCATACGGTCGATTGTCTCTAATGTGGTAGGCCCTGTTGGATTTAAAATTCAGTCTCAAATTCAGCTAGTACGCGGAAAACGACTTGATCAAAAATTAAACGATATTGTTGAAACTAGATTTAAGCGTTGGGGACGTGCGGATTCATGCGACGTAGCGGGGCGGCTTAGTTGGGTAGAGATGCAAAAGCTTATTGTTAATTCTCTTGTTGTTGATGGTGAAGTATTTATAAGAATCATTCGCAAACCTTTCGGGCGGAGTTCAATACCCTTCAGTCTTCAAGTTATGGAGGCAGATTTATTAGATACTGATTACACGGGGAAAAGTAGTAATGGGAATATTTACAGGATGGGTATTGAAGTAGACCCAGATTTTAACCGACCTCTTAACTACTGTTTTTTAAATAAGCATCCCGGCGACACTTTGTTTCCAACAAGGACGGGAGAAAAAAGACATGTAATTATTCCCGCTGATGAAATTATTCATCTGTTTCAACAAGAAAGACCGTCACAAAGTCGCGGTGTTCCAGCGATGGCAAGTTGCTTAAAAGCTTTACATGACTTAAACGGATTTCAAGAGGCAAGCGTTATAAGAGCAAGGGCGGCAAGTTCGTTAATGGGATTCATTACAAGTCCAGAAGGTGAGCTAGACGCAGGCGGGGAAGTTTACGAAGAAGAAAGAGTTACACAATTCGAGCCGGGTGTCTTCAAATACCTTGATCAAGGGCAGCAAATCTCTGTCCCTGACTTTGATTCACCTAATGGGGAGTTCCCCGAATTTATGGCTGCAATGCTGCGTTCTTGTGCCGCTGGCGTAGGGGTCAGTTATGAGTCAGTTTCCCGCGACTTTTCAAAGACTAATTATTCTTCTAGCCGTCTTTCATTGTTAGAGGATCGTTCACAATATCGATCAATTCAAAACTATTTAATAGATAACTTTCATACAAGAGTGTTTGAAGCGTGGTTAGAAATGGCCGTGTTAAGTGGCAATTTGAATTTGCCTAATTATGAAAGTGACCCAGATAGATATAGACGTGTCCGTTTTGTTCCTAGAGGTTGGGAATGGGTAGACCCACAAAAAGAGATTGCCGCAAATAAGGAGGCAGTAAAAGCAGGGTTTAAAACTGTTGCAATGGTTGTTGCAGAACAAGGCGGCGATTTAGAAGAACTTCTACCAGCTAGAGCCGACGAGGTGGAAAAATTTAATCAGTTAGGCCTTATTTTTGATACTGATCTTTCGTCAGGTGTTACTACGTCAGCAAAGCAGACTATTATAGATGAAAATCAAAACGAAACTAATGGAAAAGAAACGTGATTTAGAAAATCAAATTCAAAGGCGTTCACAAGTTGCTGATTTTACTGTTGGTGAAACTGAAAGAACTATTGAGTTCCCGTTTAGTAGTGAAGAGCCTGTAAATCGTGGTTACTTAGGTAATGAAATTCTTGATCACAGTAGAGAGGATTCTATTGATTTCTCTAGGTTAAATTCATCGGCCCCGTTACTCCTGAACCATGACACTTCAAAAGTTATTGGTGTAGTTGAAAGGGCTTGGCTTGACAAGGAAAAGAAGCAAGGAAGAGCACAAGTACGTTTTGCAAATAACGCTTTAGGAAAAGAAACTTTAGAGATGGTTAATGACAAGATTTATAGGAATGTATCGTTTGGTTATTCCGTAGATGAAACAGAAGAGATTGATAAAGATAGTTATCGTGTTACTAAATTCCAGCCAGCCGAAATTAGCCTTGTAAGTGTGCCAGCAGATTTTTCGATAGGTTTAGGAAGAGCAAAAGAAGCGGAAGAAAAGATAGATAATAATATTGCTATGCCTGCAAAGCAAGAATCAAGTAATATGCAAGCACAACGTATTAACGACGTTCAAAAAGCGGCTTCCGTCGCATCACAAACTCAAACTCTACCTAAAGAGAAAATGACTGACACCCCTGATTTAAGTGTGGTGCGTTCCGAAGAGCGCAAGAAGGCTCAACAAGAAGAGCGTTCCAGAATCACAAACATCAGCGCATTAGGCGCACAACATGGTTGCCAAGATTTAGCAACTACATTAGTAGAAAGCGGTGCTTCAATTGACGAAGCAAGAGCCGCCGTATTAGAGCGCATCGGTGCAAAGCCTGTTGAAACTGTTTCTCAGGTTGATCTAAACCAAGAAAGAAATATTGACTACAAGTTAACTTCTGGTATTCGTGCCGCGTTAACTGGTGATTGGTCATCTAAAGAAGCTGGTTATGTTCGCGAGCTTTCACAAGAGGTAGAGAGATCAGGTATTAAGAAGACATCAGAAAGATCTTTCTTGGTTCCTTACACTGCGCTAACAAAAAGGGCAACTTATAACACGGGTTCCGCTGGTACAGGTGGTTCATTGGTGGCAACTGACCTTTACGCAGATGATTTCATTGAGGCGTTAAGAAATTCATCGAAGATGATGTCTCTAGGGGTAAAGGCACTTCCGGGGCTAGTCGGTGATGTCGCGCTCCCCCGTCGCAGCGGTGTTTCTTCTACGTATTACCTCTCAACAGAAACAACAGCTATCACTCAGGCAGAAAGCACCTTTGATCAGGTGACAATGACACCTAAGAACTTAGCGGCTTTAAGTAAGTATTCAAGACAGACTCTTTTAACAGCTACTCCCGGAATTGAGCAATTGATCAGGGATGATTTAACTGATGGTTTGAATACAGCGGTTGATTTAGGAATCCTCAACGGCGCAGGTAGTGGCGGTGCTCCGACTGGAATCATGCAAACAAGCGGGATCGGATCAGTGGCTATCGGGACAAATGGGGGTGCAATAACAATTGAAACTCTTGTTGATCTTGAAGAGCAAGTCTTGATCGATAACGGCAACGTTTCAGATTCAATGGCTTATGTTACAAATGCGAAAGTGCTTGCAGAATTGAAAAAACTCCGTGCTGGGGGGTCTGCCTCTGGTGATGGTTCTTTCCTTTGGAATACTGACCCTGCTTCTCTTGGTCGTGGTGGTACTCCCGGTTCTGTTAATGGTTATCCTTTAGCCGTTACAAACCAAGTACCTAGCAACCTAACTAAGGGTTCTAGCTCTAGCGTTTGTTCTGCTGTTCTAATTGGTGACTTTAGCCAAGCAACAGTTGGTTTCTGGGGTTCAGGTCTTGAGATAACAGTGGGAGAAGATGCCGACGACTTTAGCAAGGCTCTCAGTTCAGTTCGTGGAATTATCACTTACGACGTAGCTGTTAGACACGCTGAAAGCTTCGCAGCTTGCCTAGACGTAACTACTTAATAACTTCCTTAACTGGGGGGTCTAAATGACCCCCTTCTTTTTTTATAACAATGAAAATCTTTACTACTCGCGGTGTGATTGCTAGCGGTCAAGCTTTAGAAGCTGGCTCGGTTTATGACGTTAGCGATAAAGATGCTTCTACATTAATTGCAATGGGAAAGGCAAGAGAAGCAACAGCAGAGGATGAGGCTCCCGCATGTCCTCCAACTCCACCCGCAAAACCAAAAGCTAAAAAAGTTAAGCCAATTTTAGAAGAAGTACAAGATGGCACTGAGTGACGACCTAACAGGATTTTTTAGCGACTTTGCTGTTAGTGCTACAGCAGGGGATGTAACAGGCGACGTGATCCTTAATCAACCCTCGTCAATTGCATTTGATGGGCAAGTGATATTCACAGATTTTGTTGCGATTGCAAAAAGTTCAGAGTTCGGTTCTTTAGTTGCTGGTGATGCTATCGCTGTTAATTCTGTAAATTATGTTGTGAGAGATAATCAGGCTGATCTGGATAATCTTACTTGTGAAATTTCATTATCTAAAGTCTGATGTCTGAAACAAAGGAAACCGATAAAAAAGAAGAAAAAGAAATTGTCACGCATCCTGAAACAGGGGCTAAAACATATAAAGACGGCACGCCTTGGGATCAATGACAACTATTAGAGAAAACATATTAGATCAAATCAAAACAGCCTTGTCTGGTACAACGGGCGTTTCTGATCGTATTTTTAGAGAGCGCGTTACACCGTTAACGAATAGGTCACAACTTCCAGCTCTAGTCATTGAGCCTCTTTCTGATAACGCTAGTCACGCCTCAACGCTTCCTAAGATTGAATGGTCTTTACAGGTCAGAATTGTTTGCCTAGTTAACGGCAGTGCCAGCAGTACACCCTATGAAGCCGCTGACCCAACAATTGAATCACTACATTCAAAGTTAACTTCAGATTTAACGCTTAATGGGAACGCTATTGATATACAAATTCAGAGTGTAGATTTTGAGCTTATTGATGCTGATCAGGCAATAGGTGCTATTAGTTCAACTTATGAAATCAGATATAGAACAAGTCAAACAGATCTTTCTGCATAATTAATATGTAGACGTAGCAAATACTAGTAATATAGAAGCAACATTAATTTGAGCGTTTGAGGTTTTAACAAATGGCATTGCTGAGTAGATCACGCTTATTAGCCGTGAAGATTGAAAGTAGTTATGGAACCTCAAGCAACCCAGCGGGAACAGATGCGGTCTTGTGTCGTTCAATTGATGTCACCCCGATTGAATCGGAAACTATTTCCCGCGATGTAATTAGAAGTTACTTGGGAAACTCTGACCAACTATTAGCAAATACAAGGGTTGCTATAACGGCGGAGATTGAATATGCAGGGTCTGGAACAGCAGCAACGGCCTCTAAAATTGACGCGCTTTTAAGAAGTTGCGGTATGAATGTTCAGGCGTTGGGAAGTAATCTCACTGGTAGCAGTCAGGCAGGAAGTGCAAACAGTATTACTCTTGCAGCATCAGGGCCAAGTGCGGTCGATGGTTATTATGTAGGTCACAGAATAGAAATTACATCAGGAACGGGAAATTCTCACGCGGGCCTTATCACCGCGTACAATGGCACAACAA